TTTGTTTCAACAGCTTGTACAAATGTAGATCCACCACCTAATCTTAAATCTCCTGCTGTATTTGTAGCTGTAGGAAAAAAGTCCACTGGGTTTTCTTGTGACGAAAATCTAATTAAAAGAGGGTCTTGAGTGCCATCACCTTGAGTAGCAGTTGGGGTTGCACCCAGTCCATCGCAACCAAAAGCTATAACATGTCTATCTTGATCAGAAACAAGAACTTGTTTTGCAACAGTAGGAACGCTTGTTTCTCCAGAAAATGTGCTTGTGGCACTTAATTCTACAGCTCTCGTGCTTACACCATTAGTTTTATCCCAATAGAATACACCACCATCTCTAGCATTGATAATTAAATCTTCGCCAAAATTGTCATGTGACCATAATCTTATTTTATTACCAGTTATTACAACAGAAGAAGCTTCACCCCACCCTACAAAATCATTATTATCGTCTGCATTACCAGTCGCTAATCTAACAAGAGTGTTGTCTGCATGTGTGACAGCAGTCGTGCCACTTGCACCCCTAGTTGATGGACCTCCACCAGTTCCAAGTGTGTTAGTGCTTATTGTGCCAACTGTAATTAATTCTTCTTCTATTAATATCAAATCACCAGCCGTGATTCCTGTTGCACTATCTACGTCTATGGCAGTTTCGCTATTGTCTAATGCTTCGTTAAGTTGCGTGGCTAACGCTCCATCTGTTAAGCCACCCCACTGTCCTGCACCCCATCCATCACCACCAACAGTCGTATCTGTACCAGTATTAAGTTGGTAAGCACCAACAACACTACCACCTCCATTACCACTTTCATCAGAAGCATTAGCCGCGACTGCCGATGTTATTGTATAAGAATTAGAACTTACAATCGATGTTATTTGATATTCTATATTCAAAACAGTAGCTGTGATATTACCACCTAAACTCGCAGAACCAGAAAAAGTTACATCTCCTGCACTAGTTGTATTCCTAATAGGTGTGACATCATTAAAGGTTTGACCTTTTTCAATATAGTATTTAAGATGTGTGCCTATGCCTAAAAAATCAGAACCATCTAAAGCTACCCAATTATGTAATCGTCTAGCAGAACCGAGATATGTACTAGAACTATATTTTTCCCAACCACCAAACTTTTCTGGAAAACCTAATCTAAACCTTACTAAATCTCCATCTACATATCCACCTTCATTACTTAATGATGTTATGTCAGATACTATTCCTGCTTTAAATTTTAGTGTCGTTAATGGCATTAATTATCCTTAATCAAAAATTGCCAACGCTATGGCATCATTATCAAATGCCGCTCTTGCTGAATTTTCTGAAGCACTAGGTCTAAATGTTTTTATTTGGACTGTGTTATTTGCTCTAGTGTCTACAATTGTTTCTCCTAGATTTCTATTAGTCCCATCATTATCTATTGCAGATACTACTGATGCGTAATCTGTTCCTGACATATTACTAGTAAAAGCTACATTTATATCACCTGTATTATTATCTGTAACTCCAGAAACATTTGTATTATTAGAAGATGCGGACACAGTTGCACCAGCATTGTTAATTGTGGCTGAACAATTACAAAGACCTGTGTTAGCTGTTAATTTTGCTGCTGAAACTTGGTTGTCGGCTATCATGGCAGTTTCTATTGCGTTGTTTGCTATTGTAACTGCACCAGTATTTGCAATAGTTACATCACCACTAACAGCAACCTCTTGATAACTTGTGCCATCTGCTACTAATATTTTAGCAGAAGTTACATCTGGCATAATTAATTGACCACCTAATGTTACATTACCAGTTAATGTAGATGTGCCAGATACATCTAAGTTACCGTTTACATCAATCAAGGTTGCATTAACTTCTACTTCGTCTGTAGCGTTTATATCTAAAACTGTTGCACTTGGAGCATTTATAAATTGTG